CGATTAGCGTGCTTTCGCTCATTACATCTTCTAAATCTTGTGCCGTGATATACATTACTTATCTTTACCTTTGTTTGGTTTTGTGGTTTCGCCCGCTTCTTCGCCTGGCTCTTCCGCAGACGTTTCAGCAGCCGCTTCTTCCGCATCGCTTTCAACCTGTTCAGCCGCAGTTAATTCATCACTTGCGGTTTGTTCAGTTTGTTCAGCTTGCTCGCGTTGCTCGCTGTTAGTTTCGGCCGGCTTAATGTAAATCGCGAGCTTGTCGGCTTCTTCTTCGGTAAGCTCAATCACATCGTTTTGCTCATATCGCTTGCCGTTGTGTAAAATTGCCATCGCCGCTGCGACTAAAAATGCCGTTTTTTGTTTATCTGACATAATTCGCCCTTAAAATAAGTTGAAATTAAACCGCACTTAAATCGCGTTTAAATGCGGTTCAAATTGGGGTTAAATACAACCTTTGATTAAGTAACCAGCAGATTTACCCACGATGTATGGTTTATTGATATCGGTCGTGCGAACGATTTCAACTTTGCCACCCACTTCAGGGTAAGTATCTACATATAAGCCGTTTTTGCGGCGTACGGTATAACCAAATGATGGTTCGTAGATATTTTGTTTTTGCTCTTTTGATGGCGGCGCAACATAAGCCAACACAATCGCTTTCGACCAAATATCTTTCAACTCACCGCTTTCTTCGTACACGGCTTCACCAACCACAACACGATCTACTTTGATTAATTTTGCAAAGTCTTCCGGCGTTAATACGGCAGTCGCCACGTATTTGATTTTTTCCAACACTTTAGGGTGTTCGCTTAATACTTCCCACACGTCGCCGGAAATTGCACAAACGTTTGGTTTACGGCCTGTAGTGCGTTTAATTGCACGAATACCGGTTTTAATCACACCAATAGGATCTGAATTAGGGTCGGTAAATTGAGACGTGCCGCTTAAGGTCACTTTGTTTGTGGTTTCATAATTCGCTTCGTTTAAAGCTAAGTCCGCACAAGCTTTTTCACGGCCAAGCACGATGACATCTTGTGTCACACCTGTCGCAAATTGGCGTAATGGATAAACATCTTCGGTTTCATTCACTTCGCGGATGTCGATTGGGTATTCGATGTCGTTTTCTTCTAAAACAACGGTCAATGAACCAATGTCTTCCGGCGTTAAGCGATTTGATGCTGCACGAAGCTCACGTTTTGTGGTTTGTAAACGGAACGCTAAGCGACCGAATGTAGGGACTTTACCACCTTCTTTTTTAGTTTCAGCGATAGGGAACAACACTTCAGAAATCATGTTGCCGTTGTAATAACCTTTCGCAAGTTCGGTTAATACCGGGTCAACTACGCGTTGTTTTGATAAATCAGTCATGCATTTGCTCCTTATTGAGTGATTGCGTTAAATGCGGCTGTGTAGCCCACATTGTGTTCTTTCATATAAGCGCGGACTTTTTTGTCCATATCAATGGCATCTGCGCTTGTACCTTCGGCGTATTCCACCGTGCCGTCTTCTGCGGTTGTGGCATTTTCTTTAGTCGCCACCTCGTTAAATTCAACGATAGCGGGCTGCGCTTCTAAAAACGCCTTGATTTTTCCGTGTAGGCTTTCACCTTCACCGAATTCAACCACGCCGCCAGCTGCAGTTGTTGAACCGAGATTTAATAAATCAATGGCCTGTTGTTTTGCCACCGGGGCTAATTTGCCCGCTTTTACTAAACCCTCGGCAAAGTCGGCATTGTCGGCTTTTGCTTGGTTAAGTGCTGCTTCAGCTTTTTCGGCTCTCAACTGTTGGTTTTCTGCCTTGAGCTGTTCAATTTCTTCAGGGGTCATTTCAGGTTCTCCTTGTGGTTCTGAAGGTTGTTCTAAAGTGGGTTCGTTAAAACTAGGAATAGGCGAGCCGACTTCCGTTTGGTTGATACGTTTATATTCGTTTCGGATGGACTCTTCTTGCACGCTTGACACGAGATAGTCCGGGATGGCTTTATCAGCTTCTTCCTGGCCGTGCGTGCCAATAAACCAATCGCGCAAGCGACGCCAAAGGCTGGCTTCTACCCAATCAGAAAAATCAACCACGCCTTGCTCGTCTTCAGCAAATTCCGGGTTGCGTAGGCCTTTTACCGCTGGCGGCATCGCACCTAAAAATCCAACATGGCGCAAATACAGGTTGCCAGGGCAAGGGTTGTTTGGGCTGTCTGCTAAATAAAATGATGATGAGACTTTTTTGAATCGCCCTTTATCTACCATTTCGGCAAATTCAGGGTCTACCTGGTCGAATTCGGCTTTTAATACATCGCCGTCTAATTCAAGGCGTTTTACCCAACCATACGCGGGGGCGTTGTGTTTAGGATGGCCAATTACCGCCGGGGACTCATGAAAGTTTACGTTGTAGGCATTGACCGCTTGCTGCAAATCTTCTGTGGTAATCTCCACTTCTAAACCATTTGCGTCGGTGCGTTTGCCCGCTTTGAAAATCTCAATTAATTGCATAGGGTATCCTCGTTTGAATACCGCTAGCATAGAGAAAAAATGCGGGCTTGAATTTTAAAGTGGTTGAAAGAATAAAAGAGGGATTTTTGACGCGGGGTTGAAATGCACTTTATCTTTAAATCTAAAACGCTTTAAATGGCGTTCAAATCGCTTCAAATCGATTTAAATTTTTTTAGTCGATAAATTGCATTAATTTTAAATAAAAGCTCTGTGGCGCTAATTTGTGGCGTTATTTTGATTCTTAGCTTTTACTTTAGATTTTTGTCAATTTGTCGTTGTAAAAGTGCGGTCGATTTTTTCAGAAGTTTCTGACCATCACTTTCGTTGATACCCAACCATGGGCGCGCTGGAATTTTAACTTTACGACCACGTCCGGCGTTTCCACCGAATTGATGTAGGCGAGCATATTTTGCATCACTACCAAACTCAACATGGTCATTGTCGTAATTATACGCGGTTTTGTCTGATAGATAACCATCTTGACGTAAAATCTTTGTGCTTTTCCCGCGTTTCATTTTTAACGCTTTTGTGCGTGGCGATAACGCTTGCCAGCGATTACCTTTTGGATCAATCTCAGCTTTAAAGCGGGCGTCATGAATTTTTTTCAATGTTTCACCCAGCAAGCCATACAGCTGACGCGGCTTTTCTAATTGATTTGCAATGCTGGTCAGTTTCTGAATAGCTTGATTATCGTTAATGGTGATCTTTAACATAATTTTCTCTTGATAAAAATAATGCCAGGGCGTATAGTGAAATTGCGGTGGGGGTTTCCTACTGGAAAGGTTGGCGGCAATGTTCCATCCGTCATTATCCTGTTCGAATCAGGCAAGCCACCGCTTAATCTAGCTCACCCCATAAAAGCGCATAGCTTCTCTTAAAATCATTCCACTCAATATCGCTTTTAATTGTACTTGCAGTTCTGACTAAATTTACCTTGTGCGGCAGTTTTTTCCCGCTTAAAGCATCTTTTAATTTGATTTCATAGTCCATTTTAACCGCCACTTTGCCTTGTTCGGTTTCATAAACGAATAACAGGGTCGGTTGTTTTTGTTGGTCGTCCAATAAGATCGCTTTCGGGTGGCGCAGTTTTTCCGGTAATTGTTCCCAAAACTCCACCGGCAAGCTAATGCCTTTGGCTTGTTTGGTATCGCGTAATGCATGCAGCACATCTTCATCACGCACAGCGATTACCGCGCTCTGCGGAGCTTTTTCTAAATTATCCAGCTTAGTTAATACCGGTTCAGGAATCGCACCCACATACTTCATATTGCCACGTGCGATTTTTTGCTGACTGACTGTGTCGACCATTTCTTTCATCGCGCCGTTTAATAGCAGCATGGCTTTTGGGCTTTTCAATACATCATCAATTAACAGGCTCGCCAAATGCGGCTCGGCGGTTGTCATTTTTTGTAATAACAACTTGTCCACATCAACATCGCGAGATTGCGTTAGGCGCTCAAAGTTATAAGGTGCAAATCCCACGTCATAACCTTTCGGCACGCGTACTGTTCGTGGATTGCCGGAGCGAACGCCTACCAGTTTTTCTTCCCACTCAATTTCAGGTGATGGGCTCACTTTTCGCCCCATTTCGGCTAAATCATCGGCATCGTGAGCTGATACCGTGCAGTGGCAGCCGTACGCTTTGATTGGATAATAATAGCGCCAAAACGGATCTGTGGCGGGTAGAATTGTGCCGTCTAACGCGATATGTTCCTCGCGCGGGTGTTCATTATCATGGTGGTGATATTCCCAATAAGGCAATACATCAACCAAATCCAAATGCTGCGCCAATCGTCCTCGGTTATACGCGCCATAAACGTTGGTGTCGTAAATAATCCGGGTGCGCCAGTTTCGCCCGCCGTTATATTGCCAGCCGGTATTTGCCACAATATCATCAAAACGCTTGCGGAATCCCTCTAAGGTTTCACCATTTGCAATGGCATCGTCTACTGCTTCGCGAAATGCGGTCAACACTTCATTACGGTTTGCGCCGGCCACCATAAAAAAGTAGTCGTGTTCTTCACCCAGCACGTCTAAATAGCTATTAGTAGGCAAATTGAGTTTCTTCTCAAAATATTTGACCTGCTCTTCAAAAGTGAATTTACTCATTTTATTTACGCTCATCTTCAACGGATTGACGGCCAGCAAAGTGTGCTGTTGTTGATGCCCACGCCATCACCTTGCCATATTCAGCAAAGCTCAACTCAGGGATCAAACTGTCTAATTGGTTGCGAAAATCTTCCAGGCTTTCTGCTTGTGATAGCTTATCCTGGATGGTTTGTAGCCATTCTTCCACAAAAGGTTCACCTTCTACCTCTAACTGTTCCCCAATGGTTTCCACGATAGTTTTAGGAATCGCCTCGGCGAAATCGGCCGTATTTTTGACCGCACTTTTTTCAGGTGCTGTAACTACAATGTCGCCTTCTTCAAATCCATAGGTTCGCATGATGTATTGTTCGGTGAATTGCACGCCCAACCCTGCCAATAATTCGTCACGCTCGGCTTGTAATTTATCAATGCTTTCTTGTTCATAAAGCTCAAATGTCGGCTGCATGTCCACGTGGAAATTTAACTCACAAATCCAGGCTAATAATTGGTTAAACACACCTTCAACCATGCGGGCATCATCATCGCGAATATCACGGGTCACTTCTAAGCCAGCCGTGGCGCTTGCACGATTTGCTTCGGCTTCTGTGGTTTGATTTTGCCCCAATAACGCGATGGCAATTTCTGATTTACAGTAGCGCAAGAAATCATCAAACACTTGTGATGAACCGCCTTTGCTTCCGCTTTCAAGCATATCAATAGAGCTGTCGTCCGGGATAGCCGCCACGGCTGTGCCGAGCATTTTTTCCATGCTATCTAACAACTCATCAATTTCATGGGCGTTAGCGTTTCGTGGGTATTTCCCCACTAACCACGGCGAGCCGTATTTTTCAGCAAACTCTAGCCAAAATTTGAACCCGCCTTTCTTAAAAGTGGCCGCCCAAAAACACATCGCCAGGTCTGCGCGACCGTATGGGTTCATGTAGTCGGCTTGTTGGGTGGCGAGTAAAAATTTCTTTTCCGGGACAATGTCGCCATTGCGGTTCTCTTTCGTGCGCAGCATTAAACGGTTGTCTTCATCAAATACAAACCACTCTTGTGGCTTTCCGACTATTTCAGTTGGGAGTAATAATCCGTTCTCACTTGTCCACATTACCTCAAGCGCCTGGTAACCGAACAGGGTGGCGTCTAAAATTTGATTGATGATTTGATTTACTGGTAAGTGGTCAAAAAGCGTTGCCAGGATTTCATCTGTTTTTTCATTCCCGGTTGGGGTAATGCGCCACTCTAAACCTTTAATGGCAGCTTTACGGCGGCGAACACAACCGCCCACATGGCTATCTGACAAAATTTCGCGATAGACTGAAATGTCGCGCCCCATTTTCTTCAATACAGGATCAGGGTTTGGGAGGTAGTGCATAAACGACCAAAAGTCGATAGCCTTCGCGCGGGTAGCGATGACGCCGATTAAATCTTGTTTTTTTGTTGTCATAATTAATATCCTTGGGTCATTTTACGACTTGTTCGTTGTTTACGGCTGTACGCCTTGACCGGTTGCATAACCGCCTCCGTTGCAGCGGTTAAAGCTAAAAAGCACGCCCAGGTTCGGTCGGCGTGACCGTTGCTGTCGCTTTCTGCGGTAAACCGCGGCTGGCCGTTACTGCCGGTTATTTTTTTGAGCTTGTGTAAATCTTCTCGCAAATCTGCGTCACCTTGCGGGATGCGAATTTTGCGGTCTTCAAAGGCCGTTTTACCGATAGTGGCCATTTTTAGTTTTGTGGAAACATTGAAAAGCACACCTTGAATTCGCTTGCCGTGTTCGTACTGTGCGTCCTCGACCATTTTTTCACCCATGCCTGTTTGGTCGAGATTGCCGCCCACTACGTGATACTGGCGCATGATGCGGTTTAATTCTTCTTGTTGTTGGCGTAATTGCACGCGTTTTAATGTCACAATCTCTCGCGTCCAATAAACATCACCTACCAATTCAACCACCCAAATCACCGTTAAGTCATTGCGCACCGCAATATCCATTCCAACAAAACAAGCGCCACCTTGATAGAGTTCAGGTTTACCCGCATCCGGATGTTCTACACCGTCAATTAAGTCGTATGATAGCCACGCGCTGGCTTCATCTAGCCATTTGAGTTCAAATTCTTGCGCCCAAGCGTCTTCATCATTTAAACCACGGCGAAGCTGTTCAACATCACGCGGCAATCCGTCAGCAACCGCCTGGTAAATATCAACTATGTGACGAGACCATTCCGTGTTATTTACATCGGTCATTAATTCGTAAAACTTATTCCCCTTGCCATTTGGGGTTGATACCACGCGCAATTTAAATCCGGCAGAGATTACCGGGAATAAGGCTTTCCAAATCTCGCGGCTATCTGCATGGAAGGCAAACTCATCTAGGAATACATTTGATGAAAACCCGCGAGCGGTATCGGGGTTAGCTGGAAGAGCGGTGATTTTTGAGCCGCCTGGGAAAACAACTTCGAGTGCGTTGATTGTTGAATTAAACGGCACTTCTAATACTTCACAAACCATGCCTAATGCTTCAAGGTGGCGTTTTACCCCCTCGTTCATTGCTTCTTTTGCCTGGCGTTCCCCGCGAGATAAGATCACCCAGCGCGTGCGTTCACCCTTAGCCTCGGCCGCTAAACAATCCATCACAATTTCAAATGTGGTCGTAAATGTTTTACCCGTCTGACGCGCAAACATAGCCACCTTGAACCGGCTTTTATCATTTAGCCAGTTTTTTTGATATTTATAGAGAACGGTTTTATTCGATGCCATAAACTGCTTTTACCATTTTTTGCACATCTTCAAGACTCACGCCTTGTTCTTTCCCAACTTCTTCTACGGCTTCTGCGGCGCGCTTAATAGTTTCCTGGCGTATTGCTTGCTCACGTTTAAAACTTAAACTTTCAGCCTGTTCTAAGCGTTGAATAGCGGACGATAATAACGCAAGGTCTTTTGGTTCTGCCTGGCCGTTTTCACTCATACCGATGGACGTTTCAAACGCCAGGTTCTTAACAATTTCCATCAATAGCTTGCCAATATCGCTCTGCGGTGCTTCACCGAATTGTTTCGTCCAAATTTCGGCGACTTCACGCGCGTTGCGAATTTTGCTCGCCATTTGTTCCATGCGGCTGGCGTAACGGTTAAGGCCTGTGCGGCTTAATTGATAGCTGTCATCTAACCCGCAATCACGGATCAGGTCGTTGATTTCTTCAAGGATTTGCGCTTGTGAAAGGTGTTTGTCCCGCAACATCATTGCCAGTTGGGTTTTGATATTAGGTGGAAGTAAGTCCACTTTGCTTGCACGGCCGCGTGTATTTTTATCGGTCATTTAAACCTCCTTTAAATTGGGTTTAAATCTTTGGACTTGGCTT